CGCATGCGCACCTACTGTATTCTCTGGACGTCCTCTATATATAGAACCGTCTTTTCTAACATAAAAATGATACCCAATTCCTGCCCAACCTTTTGTATTTTTATGATAATTATGTATTACTTCTACACTTTGTAAAACAGTTACTCCACTGTGATGACACACGATTTGCTCTGTTGTATTTCTTATATCCATTGCACCAAACTCAAAATTATTTTCTATTATCTCCATTATTTTCCCTCCTTGTATATTAAATTTTTAAACATTTCGTATAGACCTGTAGAAGCTAGTCCACTAAACATTCCCGTTAGTATTACTTCTGCATTTATCCCATTTAGGTTCATTAATACATTAATTGTTAAACCTAATATTAGCATGATTAATGGTATGTACTTGTTTGGAATAAAATCAAGACTATTTTTTATAACAAAACCTACACAAAGGCATATTCCAACAACTACTACACTTAAATATTGTGTTAATACTGATAAATCCATTTATCTTTCCCTCCTTTCATTTTCCAAAATTGATATTCTTGTTTCGTGGTTATTAAGCTGATTATGTATCTTGGTTCTATCTTCTTGGCCTTTATGCATTTGGTCCGATAGAACCTGAATTGTAACATTTAATTTTGTTATTGTATTGTTTAGTTTTACAATTACCGTAAATATCGGAATCATAGTTGTAATAAAACCTAGAAATAACATTATTATATTATCTTGCATCTTCTCACCTCCTACTCTATTACTTCAACTTGTAGGAAAGTGCTTTGTGAGTATTTTCTTAGTTTGACAGTTGTTCCTGATGGTTCAATATATATGAAAACTGATACTGTGTCTCCTGCTTTAGCAGGGAATATCATTCCTGGTGCATTATATGTTAGAAAATCCGATGAAGTTCTGATTCCATAATTTGTATAAACTTGACTATTCGTTATATAAACTGCTAATCCCATTATTCTTAAAGAACTTGGAATATATGACATCATAACTTGAGCAGATATTCTAATATAATTTACACCCGAACCAATAACAATTTTTCCATTACTAAAACTTAATTTGTTTCCCATCTTAATGTATTGTTTTAGAGGTACTAATACAGAGTCGTAGTCTTTAGAAGATGTTATCGTTGTATTATCAGTATCAAGAATAGCTTTTAGAATATGTTTTTGTTTATCCTGTTTACTATTAATCCAATTTATAACGTTCTTGTTGTCTAGTTGTAATGGTCCTCCTAAATTTTCGTCATAAATTCCCCCAACGCTAATTCCTTTATTCTTTAGTGCTGAAAGTAGCACTTTTCCGCTATTAAGAGATACTGGTTCTGTGTCTGAACTTAGTTCATCTGCTATCTTAATTTCTATGTCATACTCTGTCCCTAAGATAAATGTCTGACTTGTTAACTCTTTGGAGTTGCAAGAAAAGGTTCCATTTTCAGCGTTTATAGTAATTAAAGACTTAATATCAATCCAATCCCCATAATTGCTATCATTTTTTACTTTTCGTCTTAATTGAACACTCTTTACACTGTTAGTTTTAGCTCCAAAATTAATATTTGCATATTTGCCCGATAAACTTATTAAGACTGTTTCCCCTACACCTTCTTTTCTTTCAATCTTAACACTTTGTAAAACAGTTTCAGAATATTCAACAATATCTAATGATTTTGTTTTGTCTTTTTGGTTTCCTCTGCTATCAACGGCAAAAACTGTTACTGTATTGTCGTCCATATTATTTATAGTTTTTGAAATTTCTGATGTTGAATAATCTAATTTTTCAATTTTATTACCAACCACAATATTGTAATATTTAGGTGTAGCACTGTTCTTGGTAGTCATCTTATTTGCACTTGTTATTGTTACCTTTAGATTGCTATATTTTCTTATGTACTTTTCATTACTTCCAGTTAAAGCTTTAGTTATTGGATTAGTATCTTCGCAGTCGAAATCATTAAATACTGGGTCGCTATTTACTACATAGCCTGTAAAATTAACTGTACTTGTTCCTATTCTAGTAACACCACTATAAGTTGTAAGTTCCACTGTACCATTAGCCTGATTTTGATTTGGAATTTTAGCAAATAATTCATTTGTATTACAACTATATGAAGCATCTATTCCTGTTTGTGTTCTAACTGTCTGCCCATTGAATTTGATAACTGCTGTATGCGTGAAACTAGCACTTTTTCGGTTAGTATATATTGTTATAGTTTCGCCAATATTGAAATTCTTTTTACTTAAACTTACTTCGGAAGTTCTAGGAATTGTTGTTAATTTTTTGGACGTTGACCCAGTTATTGTTCCTGCTGATATACCTGTTTGGAACGAGAAACTAGCATAAACGGTTTTCTTTCCGTTACTGTCGTGTGCCACGTCTAATGTCTTTTCAAAGATTGTTGTAGTTGCTTGGTAAGGTATATTATGGCTAAAATCGTATGGTGTTCCGTTTATTGTACAAGTACCTGGCTTAGAGTATCCGTTATATGATTCTCCTGTTGTTGTTACTTGTACTCTAACAGTTATATTACTTTTATTGTTTGCTATATTCTGTGAGTTTTGTGTTATTGATATATTACTTGATATTGCCATATGCTCTCCTTCCTAATAAAGTAACAGCATATTTTTTGAATTAATTTGTTGAGTTTTCAAGAAATAGTTTCCTACTTCTATACTCTCTGTTGCTTGTATTTTGTAAAAATATGCTAAATCCTTATTAATTTGAAATATATTTATTCCTTTATATGTTGCTAGGATTTCGTCCTCATCTATAAACATAGTATTTTGATTTGCTTGAATCCAAAATCCTTTTTCGTCCATTTTATAATTCTTGCCATAAACTTCCCCAGGAAATTGAGTCCACTGAGTACACATAGTGTTATATTCAAGCTTTAAATCAGCAATTTCAACGAATCCCTTTATTGGTACTATGTAATCAAATAGTTCAACACCTAAACTAGCACCAGTTGGTAATAAACTACTTGGAATATCAAGTGTTTCCCACTCTACAAAGGTGGTACCATCGTATTTTGCTCTCTTAACTAAATTTGTTGTTTTATTATTCCAATATAACCCTTTGTAAGGTGTAGGCTCTACATTTCCTGTATAGACTGCAAATGCAGGATAAAATGTTAATGCCACATAACAACTCTTGATTTCTGCTGTATCGTATATTATTGGTGTTTGATAATAGAATCCGTAGAAATATCTATAAGTCCAAACTTCTCTTGAACTCTCGTTATATAATGACATTTTTGTATCTAATATTTCCCACTGTGATGTTTGAGAGTTGTATTTTTTAGGTAAGTATATTGTTGCGTCTAACCAATTCTTGGTTGTATCTGTAGGTGCTGTGTTACTTACAACTACAGGAATAAAATCTGATTTCTTAGGTATTTCGATTATTTGCTCTATTTTAGTTAGATCTTTTAAATCATCTGGTGTCAGTATAATACCAGGCTCATATAATGAGTAGGGCTTTTCCACCTCTGTAAAATCTGCCTCATTAAGGAACATTAGTCCTACGCAGACATTTCCTTGTACTATACTGTTTTTTATAAAGTGTGATATTGCCATTTTGTTTTCATTTTGATTTAATGTAATAGGTTCTGTAATATTGAATATATGTGATACCGTATAGTCTTGTCTTCCATCAAGCTTAATAACTCGTCCACTCAGTGTATTTTCATTAGCATTTTTGCCGTTCGCCCAATATTCGTTAGAAGTTGTATAAGCGAAGTAGTTTTGAGCACTTAACAATGATTTTCTTGACAGTTCTGATACTTGCCAACCACTGTTGTACACATACATTTGATTTTCCATGTAACTTCCACTATTAGCAGTACAATACCAGTATGTTCCTTCAGCAGGATTGTCAGGTGGTATATCTGACTCTTGATATGGATATTTAGCGTGTGCTAGCCAGAAATTATTATCATTAATCATTGCACTATTTCTAATTAAATTGTTTCCACCGGTTCTTTTAGTTGAAAATTCTAAACTTTGATTAGCTAGCTCCAATGTTGCAAGCTTTTCTTGTGTTTGTTCGTTTATTTCTTTGACTGACTCTTTGATTGAGTCTGCTGTTTGACTTATTTGCGAGTCTGTTTCACTTTTTGTGTAGTGATTTTCTTTAACGTTTCGTTTGGTTTCGTATGTGTCGCTTAACCCATTATCTCTAACATATGTGATTTTCGCATTTGCTATACTTGTTATATTATTAATACCTCTAAATAATGTAAAATGTCTTAATTTCTCCCACGCTTCTTGCTGTGTTTCTGTGTAAGGTACTATTTCTTCTTCGGCTAGTTCGTATTCTACGATTACAGGTGTTCCATTTGCATATTGAGTTGCTAACCAAGTCTTAAACTTAGTTATTCTCTGAGCCATAGTATCACTTGAAATAATTCCTGTTACAGTCCTATTCATCGTTATACAAAAAACTGTTGTTGCCCAGAATCCTTGTCTACTTTCTGAACCTTTTTTAAAGTGACTACAAATTACACTGTTTATATTTTCTTTTGTTATACCTACTGTTCTCGTATAAAAATAATCTGTGCTAGTCCCTGATATTCTGTCCATATACCAATCCATATTATCACTGCCATCCAGCACGACCTGATTTCTCTTATGATGTATTCCGTCATCTGCCAAATAAGAGCCTTCCATTAGTTTTTGCCCTTCTGATAGAGGGAAGTATTCTGTTTGTTGTTTATGTGGTTCGTAAGGTTTCGCTACTGTGCCTTTGTTTAATTGAATTTCATAATTTTCAAATAAACTTTTAAAGATTTCTTTATTGTTTGCATATATAACTAACTTGGGAGAAGTAAAACTAGAATCTACTGTTATCGTTCTGTTAGATACAACTCCTGATGTATTTAATGCTGTATAACGGTAGACAACATCTTTGAACTCACTATAACTGTTTCCATAAGGAACAACTGCAACGACACAACCTGTCATTTTAGTTCCTTTTAATTTTCCAGAAAGTTTATAAATTTCTCCTTGTTCTAATGCAACAGGGCAAATCCAATAATTTATTGGTTTATTATAATTATCAATATTATCGTTATATAAATTCTCCCCCTCATCCTTAAATTTAAGTGAATTATATGGCACATACGGTTTATATTCTTCACCTTTTGTAATTTGTGGATATATTGTTACATTCTCTAATACCGCATTTTTATATACTCTAATATACATACCAGCTTTTGTTTCTTCTACTGTTTCTATCAAAGAAGAAGAATATGTCGTAATATTATTTTTTAAATAGAATACCTGTGTTGTATATTTTCCGCTCTCATAACTTGATAACATTCTGTATTTTGAATTTGCTTTCAACAATACTGTCCTGGTATTCGTAATAGTATTTACGTTAATTGGGTAATTTGTTTCTGCTGTTGCAGTTCCATTCAACGTATATGAACCGTCTTTGTTTTTTGTAAACGTTACTCCATTTATTGTTCTTGTTGTATTTAAAGAAGGACAAATATTTTCTCCCTCCAAATTCTCTATTTTGCTTATATAATCTGGGCTAGGACTTGCACCGTATTGTTCATATGTGTCATCAGCTATTGTTGCTTTTCGTAACATTGGTTTAAATAATAAATTATTTATCGTTAAGCCTTTCTGAATAAATATAGCTATTTGAACGTTTGTTGTAGTATCTATTGTAAATTCTCCACTGCCATTGCCAATATCTATAGAACCTAAAACACTGTAACTACCTGTCTCTTGGATAGCTAATCTATAAGTATTACTAGCACCACCACTCGGACAGCCGTTTAGAATATATGTTCCTGGGCTTAAATCATATCTATTGATAATCAAACTGCTGTTAGCAGAGGTATCATTTGTACCATTAACATTTACTGTTTTATCGCTATTCACAGTAAATGTTATTCCGTTTGATATTTTTGTCGTCGCAGTATTATCAAGTAAGTTCTTCCCACTCCTCGTTGCCTGTTGGCTCTCGCCCTCTAGCATTATATCTATTAATGGTTCCGCAGATGCATCATCTATATATATGTTCTTTCCTTCTGCTGTACCTTCTATTTTTGTTATGTTCTCTACTGATTGCTCTACTGATGATACTTTACTGGTTATTCCATTTACGTCTTGCTCTACTTTGGTTAGCTTCTCACTTTGTTCTGACTGCTCTTCAATTACAGCTGTCATCTTTCCGTTTATTTTATCAACTGCTAATTCTGTGTTTCTTCTCCAATCTTTTAAAGACAAAACTTCTTTATATGCTTGTTGTGTTTTAGTTAATGCAATTGCCTTAATTGTTCCAGAATATGCTCCGTTATATTTTAAAGTGTGTTCCATAACATAAGTTATATATTCTTTATCATTCTTGCCTTTTACTTTTATCTTATCCCCTAGTTTGAGCCAAGGGTAGCCATAGTAGCTTAATTCTATCGGAAGATATGTAAGGCCATTCAATGCGTTGAAAATGCCGTTTATAACCGCTTCTCGTTCTTCTGCTGATGTTAAATAATAATTATCTGCTATTGTTATCTGACATCTATTCTCGTCTGTTACTCCTTCTGCTTCTTTTATTGTTTCTTCTCCATCTACACCACTATTCATTTGTATTCTTACAGAGTTTACTGGTCCAAATACATTGTTGGGTTTAAATTCGTCATAATTATTTCCATCAATAGTTTCTACTGCTTCTCCACTTACATCAAGATTTCTTACATAAAGTTTACCATCCTCTACATCTATTTCTGCAAATCCTCCTGCTAATTGAACTAGGTTACTTAATACTGTTTTTCTAGTTTCTTTATTAGTAAAAGGATTTCCTTTTAACATATAACTATTATTAGGAAAATTTTTATTCCCTAGTGTTAAACCAACTTGACTGCATAAATTTTCTAAACAAGCGTCTAGTCTTATAGGGTATGTATTACTATCTACATATTGAGTGTCAAATTTTTTCATGTAGTCATACCCTGTGAAACTTATATTTCCTGATACTTCTTCTGTGTCTGGTTTTGGAATAGTATATGTTCCTAATTTTTGATATTCTTTTGCATTGTTTATTTCTATTCCTGTTTTTATATTTATATCTTTATTTTCTAGTGAATAGTTACCATCATCTAATAGCTTAACTGTTGCCTTTTTAGCGACAGCAGTTCCAATAAATCTGTCGTTTACATAACAGTTGGAGTTAATTTCAAATTCTTGTAAGTCATTATTTTCTGTTATATTAGTTGCAGTTCCTTTTATATTTATTGTTGCATATTTTAAATTTTGAACGTCTGCTTTGCATTCCTGTTTAAATTCATTACTTGCCCTTTTTCACACCTACAATTCTATTAATGATTGACTTACTGCGTCATATAGTTTTCCTACACAATCTATGTCAAATAACATTGATACTTTTCTATCTCCTCTATATGCACTTATTGTTTTGCTCTCTCCCGTATAAGGATTGAAAAATGTAACGCTTATTGCTCTTCTTGGTATGTGGGAATAAAATTCTGTTAATTGTGCCTGGAATAAAGGAGTGGTTTTTAATATAACTTTATATTTTGTTCCAATGTAATTTAATCTCATTGTACCTTTTGCATTTCTTCCCGCTTCTAAACTTAAGTCATATTCTTCTATCTCATAACCTGCTATAAAGTCTGGTTTATAGCCTTCTATTGAAATCAAGTCTCCTGATACATAAGTTTTGCTTACAAAGTCTGATACATATCGTTTACTCCTTTATTTCACTCCTTTATACTGGCACAGGGAAAGGTAGCTCCCCTGTTTGCTCTACATATTCTGTAAATCCTTTTGAAGCTTTTTTTACTATTATTCCTTCATCTGCCCTGACATCTAAATTTACTCTTGTGCTACCGTTTTGTGCATTTGCAGTCATTACAGCTTCATATACACCTGCTTTTATTCCCTCAATAATTTGTCCGTTGTTGGCAACAGATGTTTTATTTCCTATCTTTCCTACCATTTCTGGTAATCCATTTTCTCTTGCTAAGAACATCTCTCCACTTACTGGAAATCCTCCACTTTCGTATCCGTTCACTGTTAATTGATTAATTAATCTATCTATATTTCCTGAAATTCCTTTAAAGGCACTACCAAGTATTGGAACTCTACTCATCTTTTCTACTGACAGTTTAATTAATTTTAATTTACTTTTTAATTCCTTAAAATCAACATTTACCCCAAAATCAATTTTAAAATTTCCTTTTAAATCTTTAGTAATTGCTTCATATATGCTATTTGAAGCTTTTTCAACCTTCGGTACTGCGTTGTTTGTCTCTTGAACAATTACACCAGTCATCTTTTGGACCTCTTTTTGTACCTCTGGTGATAACTGACTAACCTTTTTTCTATATATTTCATAGTTATTTTCGCCTAATGCTCTCCAAGCTTCTACAACTTCTGGTGTTAAGTTTTCAATTTTTTGTGTCTGGTTCTTTAATGAATTTGCAACTATTTCAACTTGAGAATTTAATAACTTTTCAGTTTCCTCATTAATTTCCCCTTGAGTTTCTATCAATTGTTCTTTCTTATATTTTGCAATTTCTATTTCTTTTTTCATTTGCTGATTTATTGTTTGAGTCTGTGTTCCTGACTCCGTTTCATAGCTTTTAGTCATTTGTTGTAAAATTCTATCAACTTCTTCCTGATTAGCTGATATAGTTGCAGTTTTTAAGTTTTCAAAATCCATTATAGTCTTACAACAATTAGTCCAGTTCTTTGTACTTTCATCTACTTCTCGTGTAGCTTTTTCGTAAGTATTTTTTGCATTTGCCAAACTTTGAGTCCAAATATTCTTATAACTTACTAATGCTTTTTGATACTTATATGTGTTATTAGTATAATCAGCCATTGTAAGTCCATAATCTTCCAATATTTTTGAAAAGTTTGATTGCGCATCTGAACAATCTTTTATTGCTGTTTCTTTTGCCTGGTATAGTTTTGTGCTTTCCTGGATAGCTTTTGCATAATTTCCTTCATTTGCATTTAAGATTATTTCTGCTTTTTTGGCATTTATTGTTTTATATATACTGCTTGTGATTCCATCTATACTTTCTATAAGTTTCCCATTTTGATATATCCTATTACCAGTTAATTTATACTCTGTTCCAAAGGCTTTATTTAATTGATTTAATATAAAATTTGCTCTTTCCTCATAACCGGTTTTAACTTTACCATTTGAATCTGTTAAATTTTCTAGTTCCTTTGTTAACTTTTCAGTATATTCTAGTTCTGCCATCTGATTATTAATTGTATCTTGTGTTGCTTTTGTTCTCTCCTCTATTGTTTTTGTACTTTCCTCTATGGCTTTCCCATTTTCTTCTATTCTTTCTCTCAAGTCTTTCGAAACATTGTTATAGCTCTGTAAAGCTGTGGTTCCTGATGCTACTAAGCCTGTAAGAGCTCCAATTACTGTTCCTGCTGGACCAAAGACTGAACCAATTAATGCTCCACTTGCTGTTGCTCCAGCTATTCCCCCTGCTAATTTTAACAATCCTTCTGTAGTACCTATACTTCCACTTTTCAAATCTTCCATTGATTTATACGCTAATACACATGAGCCACCCAATCCAGCTATGCCCCCTGCTACTTTCACAGTGTTAGGTATTAGAGATAACATTGCACCAGTTGTTTTACCAAGAGACTTTGTTACACTATCACCAGCTTGTCTGTACAGTTTAAACTGTTCCACTCCTAATTTTAATGCAGACCAAGTTGTTCTAGTTTCTTTGCCTAATAATGCCAATCCTGATTGAAAACTTGTAGTTGCCGTTTTGGTTCCTAACAAAACTTTTCTTAAGGTATTTAACCAGCCTATTAATTTCAATGTTTTTGTTCCAATATATAATGCACATATTGTTTTTAAAATACCTAGCATAGTTTTTGCTTGTTTACTCATTCCAGCATATTCCCAGTTAATTTCTCCAGTTAATGGGTTTATTTTCTTAGTAAATCCTAACCACTCCATTATTTTATCTCTAATATCTGTAGCTTTACCTTTTACTTTATCCATTAAGTTGTCATATTCTTGCATTGCATCTAATAGTCTTTGGTCTATACCACCACTTACACCACCTGAGCCACTACCAGAGTTACTTGGCAATGTTATGTTATTTATTTCGTCGAATCCCATCAACTGATTTTTTAATTCTTTTGCTTTTCCGCTAGCTGTTCCAAGGTCATCCGCCAAATCATCTGCTCCTATATTTGCACTTAAATTTACTTTTTGGTCCGAAACTTTGAAACCAAATAGTTTAGCAACCATTTTTAGGAGTTCGTTTATTACCATCATAACACCATTAATATAGGGTAATATTCCACCTAAAAATCCCTGCCATAAATTACCCATATTTCTTTTAAAAGCTGTTACTTGTGCATTAAATATTCTTAATTGGTTTGCAGGGCTTTCCATGGTATTTGCAAAATCGCCTTGTGCTATTTGTGCTTGTTTTAATACAGCAATATAACGTAATACCATCTTTTCTGCTTGTGACATATTTTTTACACTACGTTCTATTCCTAAACTATCTGCAATAGGTTGTAATGATTGTTGCGTTATGTCAAGCCCCAAATCTCTTAATGGTTTAGTTTGTCCAGCTAAGCCCGCTCTTAATTTTTGCATTGCATTTTCTGGATCTATATTATATAAGGATGATAAATCATAACCTAACTTAGTAAAATTTTCTGATAGAATATATGCATATTTTGCACTTATTCCCATAGATTTTGACATAGAATTAAATAATGCTTGATAGTTCATACTCTCTTCTATGTTTACACCTAGTTTTTCTTTTAACTCATTTTGAAATTTTACTGCTCTTTCATAATACTGGTTTAATCCTTGTAAACCTTTTCCCATAGATACACTAAAAAGGTTTGCAGTTTCTACAAAACTTACACTCTCATCTGTCATTCCTTGTAGAGTTTTAATCATCTTTCTACCAGTTACAACTGCCGTGCCCAATCCTGCAATACCTTTGACTGTGTTACCAAAAGAAGATTTTTTTATTTGGCTGTTTAATTTTGGAATACCTGTGTTCTTACCAATTTTGTCTAATTGTGATTTAAGTCCCTTGACAGAATTTTTTATTTGGTCAATCCCTGTTATTACACTTTGGTAATCCAAAGTTACTCTGTCTTCTAATGTATCTACATTATAATCAGCCCTTTTTAGCACTCCTTTGCTCTAGCATTATTTTTGCATTTAAAAGTTGTTGTTTTATTTTGTTTTCAACTTCTTTGCTCTTTTCTAATTTATTTAATGGCTTGTCTTCAAGTTCAATCGGTTTGTTCGGATAATTTTCGCTTTTACTAAAAGCTGATGTTACCGCTATATAGGTGTAATAGCCTTGTAGCCAAGCACTTGTATTCATCATTTCTTTTTGTAATTTTGCTTCTTCTTCTGTTTTTCTTATATATAAATTTCGGTATGTCCAAAGCAAGTCTGGTTCATCGTTCCAAAATTCTTGCAAGGGCATACCGAACTTGTATTGCTAATGGTATTAAATATTTATAAAACAGTTCTTGAAGCGTTTTTACTTTCTCCCCATCTGTTTCTAAATTTCTACTATTTCTATTTCCTTGATTTTCTTCTTTCCAGCTGGGGCTCCTGAAAAAGCCGTATATTGTTCCATTATAAAACTTGATATTTGCCCAATATCTACGCCTTCTTCTTCGTTTGAATTTTCTGATACATAATCATTTAATATTTGATTACATTCTTCTACTGTGTTTTTAGGTTGTTTTTCCAACATACCAAAATGTAATAATTTTGCTGTTCCTTCTACTGGTGCCTCATCCATTGAATTTAATGCTTTGATAAAGCCTTCTTTTTCTGCTTTTAAAACAGAAGCTCTGCTAGAAAAACCTATTAAATATTCTTTTTCTTTAACTACTAATTTCATAAATTTACTCATACTAATTTACCTCCATTTAAACCTTTTAGTTATGCACTTACTGTTGGTAACAATGCTGTAACTTGTGCTGATGTTTTATAATCTATTGCTTCTGGTGTTATTGTTAATGTTGCTTCTATTGGTACATTTTGTGATACTGCATTTATTCTTGTTCTTGCATTACCTTTTATTGTATAACCTGTTCCATCTGGGAATTTTACTAAGAAATCATGTGTTTCTCCATTACAATAAGGCATTACTTTATTATGGAAATTTTCTTCTGTATAGTTATATAAGAAGCTTTGTGCTGGGTTGTCTCCTCTACCACCTATATAAGTTTTGTTTTTGTCTTTTAATGTTGTTACTTCAATTTGTTCTGGGTCTGAACCAGTATCTGGTACATCTTTAATTTCTACTAACTCTGTAAATGAGTTTGCACCTTTCTTTTTTCCATATAACATTGTTCCAATGTCTGCTATTGCTTTTACATTTTCATCTGCCCTTTAAATTACCTCCTAAAAATAATTTTCTTTTCATTAATTGTTGCCTCTGCTCTCATATATAGCCTGTCTACGTTTCTGTCAATATTTGGTGTTGGTTTAGGTTCTGCCACCTTCATTAGATAGTGCCCCTCGAAAACATCATATATTAATTTTTCTAGCTCAGCTATAATGCTTTGCCTTGCAACCTTTTTATTTCCAACAGTTTTATCTGTCGAATAAACTTCTATATCGAATATCAAACGATATTCTTTTTCTTTATGTGCTAATGTTTCGTCTTTAATTATTAATTTACATTCTGGTATTACTACTAACGGAAATTTGTTTATTTCTTGAGGTGCTGATTTTAATACTACTGGACTAAACTTAGACTTGCTTTGTATATATTCTTTTGAATACTGATACATTTCATCATATACATCTGGTCTTGCCCTTTAAATCAACTCCTTGTTTCTCTTAGTAGTTCTTCCTCTGCTATTTGTGGGAACATTTCTCTTGCTCTTTCTAATGCTTCATAGAAAGATCTTTCTGCTGGCAATCCTTTTGTCCAAGCCCTTAATGTTCCACTCTCATCTGTCCATTTATATGGATTAGGGTCATTTTCAGTAGTTGGGTACCACCAACCTTTTTCTCCATGTCCATTTACATCATATTTCCACCCTGCTTTTGCTAATGCTTCTGCTGTATGTGGTATTTGAGAACCTATTATGCCTGTCCCATATTCATGGTATGTCCATTTCTCTTCAGTATTTCTAATTCCTGCTACCGCTGTTTTACCTTTTGTTGTTGCCGGTATTTTTTCCGTATCTGGGTAAACGTCTTCCATCATTATATCTGCTAGTCTATCTACAATTCTTAAAGCCACTTTTGGCATATTCTTCTTTTTAGTTTCATATCTTTGTATCATTTTATCTAAATCCGATAAAGATAATTTTACTTCATTAACTTGTTTGCCCCTTTATATCACTCTATTTTTTCAAAATATATTGCTATTTTTCTATCTTGCTCTCTTACGGAGCTTATTCTGTAATTAGCCTTATCTCCATAAACTTTTTCATTAGTAGACGCTATTCTGTCTAAATATGCAACATCACCTTCTTTAAATTCCCCTAAATATTTGTCATAATCAACAAATACTCTTTGCATTTTAGAAGTTTTACTCCCATATTCTGCAACATCACTTTTTCCGCTTAATGGCTGTATATTGAACTTTCCATAATATTTAGGCTTATCATATTCATTGATATTGTTTCCATAATCATCTAATGTTTCTTTTAATAGCTTTGCAACATATAAATCCTTTTTCTGACAATCTCTTCTACTCAACTAGGAACACCTGCCTTTGCTGGAGGCAATTCGTTCAATAAGTCTTGTGAAAGTCCGGCTCTTGCATAGCTTTCAGAAACTCCATTTTCTGACCAACTAGTTAGATTCTCATTTCCTGCTAATTTATATAATTCTATGGCACATTTTGTTTGCCATTCTCTGGCTCTATCATTTGGTAAGTCTGTTATTTTTTTATCAAAAGGGTAAACTAAATTTAAATATCTTTGCTTTGCTTGTTTTAGCTTCAATTTAAATATATCGTCTTTTCTATCATCATTTTTATCTTCGAATATTTCTAAACGCATTTCTTTTATTTGTTCTTGTTCCGAAATCCTAATTTAGCCCTCCTTTTTCACTATTTTCACAACCTTTACCAATTGAATCTTATTTTTCTTACCCGCTTCTTCTAATTCTCTTAATCTGTCAGAAGATATTTTGATTCTATCTCCTACATTCATATCTTTATTAAGTTTTATATCAAAATATGGATTTATAACTTCTACTTCAATAACTCTTGCCATTGTTCTTTTACACCTTCTTGTTTATATTTAACGTTTTGGGGTATATTTTTATAAATTTGCTTTATTTTATCTTTACTAATATTCATATCAAATGGAAGTATATAACCATTTTCTCCATCTTTTATTTCTTGCTTTGCATTAGGAAAAGGTGTTACTAATACTGGAACTCCTAACAATAAACTTTCATACATTGTGTAACAAAAGCTTTCTGTATCGCTTAATTGAACAACATAGTCACATTCTTTGATGATTTCTCCAATATTTTCTGTTACTGGCTTTTGAATAATCATATTTTTGTATGATTGTTCATTGTAAACATTTGTACCATATACTTTCCATATATATGGGATATTTGACCTTTCTAATAAATCGCATAGTTGTTTCATTCTTTCAAAGCCTTTTTCTCTTGTTAGTCTACATAAGCTTAATAATTTCAAGGTTTTTTGAGTACTTACGTAAGGCTTTATAAGAATATTAGGAATTATTATACTGTCGTAACCGTATTCTTTTTCTAGTGAATCTCTTGCACTTTCACTTACAGCTATGAATTGTGTATCTGGAGAATATTTTTTCATTTCCCAGTCCCAGAATTTTTTCATTTGAGACCAATCTGAATGAACCATTTGATATATTTTTTTATACTTTACTTTTTCTATCATTGGATTATCTATTAAAACACTTGTAATTATTAATGTATCACATTCTATATCTGTAGGTTCGCATATAATGTCTGCATACTGGCTTAATCTCAAAGCATTATCAATGTCTATATTTCGGCAAAGTAGCGTTATATCGTACTCTTTATAAAACGTTTTGCAAAAGTTTATAATAAACGTTTCAATTCCACCTATTTTATTAAAAAAATGCTGACATAACACTACTTTTTTCATATCCTACCTCTTACGCACTTATACTTCCATTATTAACTACAACAACTTTTCTACCTTGTGGCTTTGTGAATGTTGTTGCTAATCCAGTAATTTTTCCATGATATAATTCGTTAGCATAATCTAAACCGAATTGTCCAAAGATTTGATATTTCTCTCCTGCACCTGTTTTAGCAAGTAATTCTCTAAAGAAATTACCTTTACCTGGCACTGGTTGTTCAATAGATCTAATTACATCAAAGTTTACAAGTAATACTGTTCCTGCTGGTAAGAATTGACCTAACATTAAGTCTACTTCTCCTAGAGGCATAATTAATTTTGTAACTTGGATTCCATTTTCATTTCTTGTAGCTGGTGCTACTGTTAATCCATTTTCTACAGCACTTGCATTTACTTGATTTAAAGATACTCCATCAACCAGTAAAGTTAATCTTGTTATATCTCCGTTATTATCGTAAATTTTTTGCATTAAATCATTTACTAGCCAAATGTCTAGTGGTTTTCCTGCAGCAGCTACTACGTTTGTTGTAATGGCTGCAACCATACCTCTTGTTTTGTTTACTTTATCATCTGCATTAGCTTTATTATATGTTCCTTGAATACAAGTTTTTTCAAGACTTCTTGCGATTTTCTTTAATTTATTTGCTGTTTGGAAGTCTAATTCAGTTTTTGGATTCGCTTGTTGTCCTGCTATGTTTGCTCCTGATAAAGTACCCATATTAGACATTTTTGCATAAGATATTCCTATTGATTCTTGGAATATTTGTGTTACGTTTGTATTTTGACTTCTCGTAATTGATGTAGCATCTGGTGCTGTTAAAGAACCTTTTTCACTTATATTTGGTATATCTCCCTCTTCTGATGTGTAGTCTTGTCCTAATACGAACTCAACTGAATTTGTGTAAGCTGTTTTTCCAGCTATCATTGATAAGAATGGTGTTCTCTCATTTCCTTTGTTAAATAGTGCACCTGAATAGTTAGGTGTCGAAAAACTCATTGCGTAATTATCTGCCCTTTAAATCTCTCCTTTTTAATTTTCTTTTTTTATTTCTTCTTCTACAAGTCTTTGATAATAAACCATATTGTTTATATCATTTTTCTTTGTAGCTTCTTCCAATAATTGCATATATTGGTCTTTTTTGCTTGTTGTACTAAAATCAGCATTTCCTGCTGGTGGTGGTGTAGTTCCGTTTATAATACTATCTTTCATTTTTGTTGCTACATCACTTTTTTGTTTTGTTATTGTTTGACATATTTTTTCAGCTAGTGTTCTTGTTTTTTCTTCATCTGTTCCAACTATGTCCTCAATAAAGTCTGAATAATCTTCTTCTTTTAATCCAGCACTAGCAAATACTGTTTTTGCTGTTGCTGTACTTAATTTTTTTAGTGCTTCATTATATGCTTTTTCCTTTTCTTTAGCTTCTAATGTTTTCTTTTCTTCTTCTGTCATTTTTGACTTTTTAAATTCGTCATATTCTGCTGTTATATCTGCAATAGCCTTATCTTTATTAGCAATTGCTTCCTTATTAGCTCTTCTTTCATTTGCAACTACAGTTGCTGGTACATACGAAGTATCAACCATTTTTTGAATAGCTTCTACTTTCGCATTATCATCTAATTCAGCATTAGATAATAGTTTAACTAATTCCTCTTTCTCCATCTTCTTTTCCTTTCTCTCCACCTACCTCATTTTTTGCCAAGTGAGTGCTTGTATTGGTGTGGTTAGTGATACCCCCACTAACTAAGGTTTCTGTTGACTTGGAATCTTTTTTCCAAAAGTCCTTGCCAAAATAATCTTTTCCTTTTTGGTAAACATCATTAGGATCTGAAAACAAGTCACAAGTTACAAATGCTACTTCTGGTGGCACTTGTGCTGACATCATATTCATTAATCCTTGTGTTTTGACCAACAAGTTGTCTGATTTATTTCTTGTAAATTTAATATCTATATCACACAATCTTAATGTTTTAATTTGCTCATCTTTGTCTTTGGTCTTGTACTTGCAAATATTTAAGATTAATTTTAAAAACTTTCTCTCTGACTTTTTAAATGAAAGTTCATCTTGCCTTGCTCTTTCATCTGCCATTGTCCAGCCTTCTCCTAAAAGTCTAGCTTGTCCTGTATCTCCTCCGCTTGCTTTGTGGTTAAGCCTTGGAATACCTACAATTGACAATAAGCTTTCATATCTATCATCCGATACTACTTTTGTTTCTGTATGTGTTAACTGATTTGTTAATAACTTTACATCTGCTGGCTTCCCTGGGTCAGATGAAGCAACTTGTATGGCTCCATTTGCAACTAATTTCTTAAATGTTGCTAAATCTATTTCTTGGTTCACAAATACTAATAAACTTTGAATAAATTGGTCTATCCCATCTAAGTCTGCAGATTTGATTTTGTTTATTGCTTCTAAGTCCGACATTACAAGTTCTATTAAGCCCAGCCTTGAATTGTTTAATGGATATTCTATAATTCTTTGCCCTTTTATTTCTAAAGGGTATGCGTTGACCATTCCTTCACTAATTGGAATGCTTTGAGGCATTATTTTGTATTCTCCATTATCCTCTTTAAATATATATTTATCTGCATCTGTATATATTGTTACTACTCTATATTTAACAACTAATGGTATTTTATCATCAGTCATTATATGGTCCACAAAATAGCTTATATACCCTGAAAATAAGGGGTCTCCTTTTATGTCATTTGAATACACTACAAATGTTCTTCTTGGGTCTGGAACTGACAATTCAAATGGTGCATCATCTTCCTCACCTCTTCTATCCGCTTCAACCCACCTGTAAGCAGTACCACAAATGTACTGCCACTCGGCAAGTTCTTTGTCTAGACTTGCTTTATCTTCACTTTCCATGAATCTGTTAAGTAAAGATATTTCTGGGTTTAATGTTTCTCCTTCTTTTTCGCCTTTTTGAACATATTTGACTGGTTCTCCATACACATAAGATTTTTTAAACTCTACTATCTCAAAAGCATGGTTTTCTAATGTAATATTGTTTATCTCTGGTCTTACTATTTTCTTTTTGTTCAGAATTGGTTGTTTTCCTTTGTAATAATTGTATAAATAATCAATTTCGCCTGCATTAATTTCATGTTCTTTTAAAACTTCTGGTAGAATTTGAGCCAATGTTTTTTCATTTATTTCTTTCTTGGTGTATGAAGATAATAGTTTTCTTCTGCCAAAATATTGTACTGTTTTTGGTGTATTTTCTACTTCAGTACTTTCAATTGGTTTTGACATTATTTCTTGTTCAACATTTTCTACCTCTGAGTTCCTTTTATCTCCTCCATAAACAGAATTAGGTTGTAAACGGATTGCTCTCGAAATACAACCCATTCCTAAAATGGAGATGAATTAGTTTAGATACTTAATCCCTCCATATATTAATTTATGTATCTTTATCCCACTATCAAAATAGTTCTCCTACTTTCAACCTTACTATTTATACGTATTTTGTCAAGCTTTTTCGCATTCTTTTCGCGTTTTCCACTCCTTTTTCGTATACTTTTTACATTTCTGAACATATATTATGATATTACCATCTTTGTTCTTAACTCGAGTGACTTCTTGCATATGTTTTAAAATTATGTTGCTGTATCTAAATTCTATACATTTATACTGATACATACAATTACTACAAATATTCCTTATACCTCCTATATATCTTTCATAGTAAATATGTGTGGATTGTCTAATATAACTTCATATAATGCTATTGCCAATTGATTAACAGTTCTTTCATCTTGTCTTAAATCGTGCAAATCAAGTTTTTCAAGTATTCCATGTATTAATTCATGTAAGAATGTTTGATTTTGTTGCATTTGGCTAAATTTATTAGAAATTTCGATTATTTCTTCGTCATAATCAATTTTTCCATAGCACTCACTCGGAAGTTCAATTACTTGTTGTTTTTTTATTATTTCATATTCTTTATAACCTATCTTTACTTTATTTGATTTCATATTAAATCCCTAGCAAACTCCTATTTATTGCTTTTGGTTTGTTAGGTTTCCCCCTCTCTAATATAATTTCTGTTACGAACAATGTTCCACTATCTGGAGCATCATCATTTTTATTAGGATAGTCAAAACTATACGTCGTTAAATTCTTCATAAAACGTCCATAGTCACTATTTGGTTTGTATTTTGTCTTAGGTTTGAAATACATTAATTTTCTTAAGGTTCCTTGATTATCTTTTATTCTTTTTTCTTTTTTTACTGTACTGTACTTTTCTGTTATAGTGCAATAATATATTTCTCTATCTTCTAGCATTTTATCTAATAGCACTTTTAAAGAAGTATCTGTATTGTTTTCTATTACTAGCCAAGTAATATGATGTTCTTCTATTTTCGCAACAATTTCTTCGTATAATTCGGTCATTGCTTTTTTCTTAAAGATAACATCTATCATAAAATAAATTCTTCCATCTGTTTTACATATCGGCATTGAAACATTATCTTTACCACGCCTAGTTGTATCTAATACTGCTAATGAATAATTGCTATATGCCGGTGTCCCATCTTCATTTACTGGCAAATCATCAAAATGATTTAATAAATCATCTGCAAAATCAAGTCCTTCTGCTGGTATCGGGTCTTGTTGATACACACAAGCCCATTGGAACTCATCTGTTACATCTCTCAACTGTCTTGCTTCTTCTGTTGTCATTACAGCCTTACAAGTTGTTTCATCATTTTCGTCTAGTAATGGTACTCTTATTACTACTGTTGTTCCATCTTTGCTTTCCCATACATATTTAAACTTATCGCTTGGAACTAGTTCTGATATTGCTTCTCTATCTTGTATAATTCTATTTAAAATATCTTCCGGAGACCACATTGTACCTGCAAATATAAACTTTGTACTATCTCCGTCACGTCTATTAATCCAGTTTCCTGTCCATTTATTATATAGCCCTTGATGTATTGTACTGTCTGTTGCCTCTTCTGCACCTTTGGTCATATCGTCAAATATCATTGCCTTGTTGGCTCTTTTACCTGTAACCTGCCCATCTCTTGATACTGCTATATGTGAGGCTGGTACCGTACTGTCTTTTAACTTCCAGTTATATACCTCTTTTGTGGCAAATGGATTATCTCCATACTGTCTATACTCTGGAAATACATCTCTGAATCGCTTGTCTGTTATAATCTCTCTTACGTTTCTACTAAATCCTGCTACTAAGTCATCTGAATAAGACATTCTTATCACGGAATAGTTTCTGCTTATTCCATATAGCCAAGCTGTCCAATATGTTAATGTAACTGATTTACCAGCACTAGGGGGGTAAGAAGCTATTATATACTTTAATTTTTCTGAAAATGTAATCTTATTTAAGTAGAACAAAAAAGGCTTTAAAATGCCTCTTCTGCCCGCTAAAACCTTCTTTGAATTATTCATCTCCATATAATCAAAAAAGTGTTCTAACGACCTTCTGCCTGCAAATGCAAGTGTTTTTTCATATAAACTATAATATTGTGATTGAAACTCTAAACTACTATTTATAATTTTATTTTCTGTTGCTGGCAATAAAAATATGATTGCATATTTACAAGCATTTAGCTCAATATTTTTTCTATCTGGACTATTAACACCACTGTCAAAATATTGCAATAGCAACTGATACAAGTTTTCACACATTGTATAATAAGAATATTCATCTATTTTTTTGTTTGATTTTAGAAGTTTTATTATTTCTTGTATGGTATTCTCATAATCTTGCCTTCTATTTCCTCCAACTTTTTTATTCCTATTTCTGTTTTTGGCAAACCTATTAAATTTACGATGCTATATTTTGGCATATCTAGAGCTATTTCTAACCTTCTTGCCATAAATGGAGATATTGTAAGTTTTCCGTTTACTATGTCTGATATGGTATGTTTTCTAACAATTTCGTTATTGTTTGTTAATCCTAATTCGTTTAGTCTGTCTACTAAGGCTTGTTGTGTCATATTCTTTTTAATTAATATTAACTTGATATATGTACCTATATGCATTATTTACCTAACTTTCTAGCTCTTTTTTCTGCTTTTCTCTTTTTATTTGCTTGTGTTTTTGCAAATTGTTCTGCATACTTCCTTTTGCGTGTTTCTCTATTTGATTTATCGTGCAATCCCATCTTAATTACCTCCACATAAAAACTTTAGTCCCTTATCAGTTTTACATTTTATTTCACTCAATCTAGCACATTTCTTAAATAATTTTTCACTATATTTTCTATTCCATATTTTATTTTTTTGTCCCCAAAAGCCTGTGGGCTTTATTATTTCTATTCCCTTTTCTAGTTCCCATTCTTTTATTGTCTGTTTTCGTTCAAATTTTCCCGTAATAGTTCCTTTCTAATAAACACTATGTAATGATATATAAGTATTACAGGTTAGTTTATAATACTCACGCCACACCTAACCGAAGTCCACGCCTCGTGGTATTGATATATCACTACATACTATTTTATTTGGCATCGGAGAAGGGGAATTACACCCTTTATTCCTATGAGTTTCTTCTTTTTCGTGCATGCCCTACTAAAGTTTACTCCTACATTGTGCTACTTTTACACTATCTCCAATATGTGCGGATACTTTATAGTCCACCCGCAAAGACACTCCAAGATTTTACGGTACCTGACAGACCTCTAAACTGCCTCTGGTCTGAATAGCTGGATTCGAACCAACTCTCCATGCTCCCAAAGCACGCGTGCTACCATTAAACACTATATCCAGATATTTTTGAGAGATATTACAATACCTCTCGGCATTGAACAGATAATTACCTTGTTCAATATATCTAATGGTTGCGGAGGGAGTAATCGAAACTCCATTTACGGCTAAGGAGACCGTTGTGCTACCATTACACTACCCCGCGATATACAAACATATTATTAGAGTTTCCCCTTACAGTAGTTTTATCTTCTTAATTATTCAACCACCGAGAGAGCAAGTCTGAGCATAAAGTTGCGACCTCTATACTTCTTGCCCCGTTCTAGCTCGTACGAGATTGATTTCTCGTAAATTTCACCCATCATTCAGATAATTTTATATGTATTAACCAATCTAATACCTATTGTTCTGTAAATTGTCTCGTATTGGGCTACTTTAACCTAGTTATGTCTTATAGTTCTCTTTCAAGAACATCACGAGAAATAGCCTTGTTTAGCATTACCTACATTGCTTCATATTTGCTAGATATGAGGTATAGGCTTATTGACTACTAGCCCGTCTATTGTGGCTACGACAACTCTAGTGTTTTATTAAGCGATAAACCCTGCACATTGTCCATTATTGAGTTTTACCTCTCCTCTACATATATCTCTATACATAGAAAGCAACCTTACAAACGTATCCGTATGTCTGACTACTTATCGAACAATTCCAAGCTGTATGATATTACAGTTTAGCACTTGGGTAATAATATGTTTAATGGTACGTGCAATAGGATTTGAACCTATATCTTGCAGTTTTGGAGACTGCTGTTTTCCCAATTAAACTATGCAACGTATATACAGGAATTGCACAATACTAGAAGATTTATCTTCCAGTATTTATACAATACCAGAAACCTTTTCTACTCTTGGTAGATAGGTAATTTATTTCACAACCCTTTAACTATAAGAATAGTTAGTAGCTGTTGAAAACTAATCTAATTCAATATTTTCTATTTCTGCTCTGATTTGTAAAGATTTTAAATATTGTTCCATATTGTATTTTTGGTCTTCTAATACTTCAATTGGACAAGTTGGTGTAAATCCTAATGTTTTAGCTTCGTTTTTCACTAACATCTTACACAATTTCTCGTATCTTATTTTTGTTTGATAATATTCTGCTTGAAACCTTTTCTTATAATCAGAACTATTCATTAAATTAATAGTATCATTTAATTCCATCTTTTTTGGCAATTTTATAACCAATTCTTCTGGTGTACATTTTATTTCTGCTCTATTATACATAGTTAATTTCCCTCCATTCTTATACATTTATTTTCAAATTTTTTATATGCGTCAAAATACAATTCCTTTTTATCTCCATTGTATGTTAATTCATAATACATTCCATCTTTTAACGATGTACTTAATAATGCTTTGTGATTTTGTAATGCCTTAACTCCCCACACAACATATACATCAAAATTTGGAATTTCTTCGCTTTTATCTAAATGTTCCTTTGCATAATTTCTTACTATGTCTTTACATTTTAAAATAAATTCATCACTACCCATATTATTTTTCCTCCTCAATTAATTCTATATCTTTTATTAGTTTTGTTCCAAAGTCTTTGTAATTTTCATATCCACCTTTGTGTCCTGATATTATCCATAATTCTTTATACATATTTTCTTTTAATTTATTTACGAGCTCTTTGTCTGTTATGTAACAATAAAATGTATCTTTCTCTATATTATAATTTGTAATCATACCACTTTGTGTTGGTGTATTTGTTAAATATTCTACTTCTATTTTATAATATGTTTTTAATAAATCTTGTTCTTGTGTTACTGCTGTAATTCTTGCTTTATCTTTATCATTACTTTCAGCATAATTTATATAACCATGAAAATTTCCTATTGCCATCGGAACTACGAATAATGCTAATAATAGCACTACTGCAATTCCTCTAAATAAAAATTCATGGTCATAACTTTCATCTGCTAGATAAAAGAATAAAATCATCAATCCAAATAATATAATTTCTAAAAAAATTGTTAATAAAATCATTTAATTTTCCTCCCTTGTTATTCCTTTTATAGCCCAGAATTGAGCTTCTTCTAATTTTGTTAGTACAAGTGATGTTTCTCTACTTGGTTTGCAATTATGGTCTATCACATCATACATATTAGAAAATGAACTTCTAATTAGGTCTATTCTATCTTGCTGTTCTTTACTTACTTCTATAAATTTTGCTCTATCATTCATTGTTTTTACCTCCAAATATACTACTTAATACATTTACCACTATTGCTGTGCATAATCCGTGCCAGTATGTCCATACAAAGCCTATTTTAAATGCCCATACTATTAATTCTCCTATGCCCCAGAATACTAATCCTGACAATGCCAAACCTAATATAATGATAAGTATTATAAACAATACTACTAATGTTCCTCCTGTTGCTGTACCAATTAAATTTCCTATTTTCTTAAAAATCCCAAACTCCTCCTTTAACTATAAAGTCTAGCCCATCTACTATACTCAAATGTCTTTGACAAGGTTCTGTTTACCCTAACGCCTCGCATAAAAATGTATGGATTCACTAAATAATTGTTTTCTTTGCCTGTTTTTACTTTTGCAAATATCTTTTTACTTACTAATTCCTCTACTGCTCTTGCAACACTTATGTCAGAAACAAAGTCGCATTTTCTTTTTATATCATCTAAAGTCAATTTAATACCATTATCAAAAGCTAAATATCCAGTATCATATCTGATATACTGCAACATTTCTAAACATACTGACATTTCTGCTGAAGATAGTTTCTCTCTTGCTAACACACTTGCTGATTTTAGAAAAAATTTTACATACATCTCCGTTTTTTGTAATTCATCGGTATTTTTCAAATAATCTATTGACTTTTTTCTTAAAATTCTATCTCCTTCATTAAGTTCTACATAGTTCCTGATAAAATCTCCCCTAACATATATCAAATTTGATATATATAACCCCGTTTCATATATCATTTTTGATATATGAACTAATTCTATATTCCTTTACTCTCCCTAAGTATTGAACTCACTTTTTTAAGTTTCAGTCCTTTTATTTCTATAATTCAATTATTTAGGTATAAAAAATGGTTATCAAGCAAGCAGACTCGCCACTTACTCAATAACCTAGCTAGATTATTTACTTTAATTAGATTATATTAATTATTTGTACTATTTTCAATATTTATGGTTATATTTTCGCAAACGTTTCACTCTATTTTGCGACTTGGGAATTTTTGAAGAGGTAACTTAACCCCCTCTATGCCTCTAAAAATAGGGGTAGGGTATACAACATTGCACAAAATTAATATTTGGCGTAATGTTTTAGTGTTTACGTTATCCCTTCAAACGCTTGCAAATACTGCATTGCAACGTTTTAATTAAATATTCAACAAATTATATGCCATATTTTATCTTAAATATATACCAAATGTAAGGTAACATAACCTTACACAAAACTAATACAATATATATACTTTGTAAAATACTACAAGATCATTTTAAAATATAATAAATTGATTTTGTAATAGTATGTACGCCCTATTGTCGAATAATGTCGGAATAAAATAGTTGTAATATGTATGATTCTAATATACAATAATATAAATAATATAATAAGGAAGTGTATAATATGGCATTGATAAAATGTAAAGAATGCGGGAAAGACATATCAGACACCGCAAAAGTATGTATTAATTGCGGAGCGAAAACAGAAAAAGCAAAATTAGTAAATAAAAAAATAAAGTTATATGGTATTATATCAATTATAATTATATTGATTGTATGTGGCATAATATTAATATATAATAATAACAACGTAGTAAAGAGCAAAAATAAAGCAATTTCATTACTTCAAAAATATAAGAAGGATGAAATAACCACAGAAAAACTTATTAATGAGTTGGAGCAACTTTCAGACGATGCGAGACTATTAGCAAATAAAGAAAGTAGCTTATCAAAATCAACCAGATTGAATTTGTTAAGTTCAACATTAACTACAATTGATTGGGAGATAACTTCAAAATATTTAAGCTGGAACAGTCACGAAGGAACAAGCGACATCAAAATTAATGAATATATAAAAAAAATTAAAGACTTATAAAGCTATTATAATATAGCTTTATTTTTATTTATAAAATATTAAATAAGTATTGACATAGTATGTATATACTGTTATAATATACATATACTAATTAAAAGGAGGTTATAATATGCCATTAACACCAGCAGAAAAAAGAAAAAATAGATTAAAAACACATAAAGTATATAATGCTTATATTCCTTTATTTGTTGCAAATCCATTTGATGAGAAACTAAAAAACAACAAGTTAAATTTTACGGAATGGTTAAAAGAACAAATGGAAAAATATTTGAAAAAAAATTAAAAATATTTGTAAAAAAGCATTGACAGTATATATATACTGTGATATAATATAATCAAGTTAAGGGAAAGAACAAAAAAAACTGATACAGTGTGAAAGCCTGAGAAACTACAACACTATATCAGCCCCAGAAAACCTCGAAAGGTGTTTCTATATTTATTATAAAATAGAATATAGAAAAAATCAACCACCTTTTGAGAAAAAATAGAAAGGTGGTTTTATTTATGGAAATCAAAACAAAATATGTTGAAAAAATCAACGAAGAAAAACAAGGAATTGAACTTTATTTTAAAGAAATACCAACAAAAGAAGAACGCGAACAATTAAAAGCAAACGGTTACAGATGGCACAAAGCAAAAAAATGTTGGTACATTAAGCAAAGCAAAACACAGCAACCTATTGAATTAGGAACCAAAGAGATAAAAAACTCTTACAGTGGTTATGGTTGGAAAGGTGTAAACAGTGACAAACACTTGTCAATAGTCGAAATCGCGAAAATAATAAAAAAAGAATTAAAAAGGGTTTTCCCTTCTGCTACTTTTTCGGTAACAACTGAAGGTAATTGTTACTATAATGTTTTAAATATTTCATTAATGAAAGACACTAAAAACCCTTTAAATGATTATGAAACAGCAGTAAAAGAAGCTAGTAAGAGTTCAAAAACAAGAATTATTGAAGATTACAACAAATGGGTGGGTTTAAGTGATACTGATATTTGGGAAAGTGAGCAAAGGAAAAAAGAACTAAAAAACAGATTAGAAAATAAAAATATAACAATTAACCAATATCATATTGACAGCGACTTTGAGCTTTCAGAATATGGAAAAAAGATTTTTAAATTTGTAAAAGACTTATGCAATAGCTTCAATTACGATGATAGCGATTCAATGACAGACTACTTTGATTGTGGATTCTATCTTGAATTGAAAATCGGCAAATGTGATAAAAATTTTGAACTAGTAGAAGCATAATAAAAGGGTTGAGCTAACGACCTAAAACGGGCAATTGACAAGTAAGAAAAATCACAAAAGAAAGGGATAAAAAATATGAAGAAAAACTATATATTAAATTTTAAAAGTTATATATTAGCAACGTTATACATTACATCAATTTTATTACTAATCGGAGAAATTAAGAACTTTGAAATATCAATAATATTAAAAATAATAGGCTTAGTGTATTTTTATATTTTTACTTACGTAAATATTATAAAAAACGACTAAACCGCATAGCCTAAACAAATAATACAATAAAATTTCTTACTTGTCAATACTAAGAAAGGAGCACGATTTAAAATGGATATATTAGAGATTATAAGATTAGCCTTTTTAAAATACAAATTATCAGGTCGCAGAAACATGAATACTTTTATATTTACGCAAGCAAAAAACAATAAATTAACAGATGTACAAATAGATTATATTTTGGAAGATTTAGAAAAAAAAATAAAGGAATATCAGAAAAAGAACGAAAAAAACGCAGAATATAAAAAAGTAAATTTTACTTGCAACATTGCATAGTTAGTTGATATAATAGGAACGTAAGGATCTGGTTTATAATAATAAATAGATTTCAAAAAAAGAAAATGAAAATTTAAGCAATTAGAACGACTGCAAATATAAAAAATATTTAAATATCTAGGAGGTAAAAAAATTATGGATTATGTGGAAGAATTAATTTATTATTTTGAGGGAAATGATAAAGAGTTTAACGAATATGAGGCAAATTTGTTTTTAAATGATATATCAGGGGCAACACTAAGTACAGAAGAGATTGACAATATAATAAATGAATATAGAAAATTAGAAAATTAGGGGTATAATTAAAAAAATCAGAAAGGTTGTATATTATGGAAAATAAACAAAAAAATAAAGGACGTGAGGAACAAGAAGAATTAAAAAAGATTGAAAAAATCGAAAGAAAAAAAGAGCAAGAAAAAGAGCAAAAACAATATGAAAAAGATTTGTTAATAGCCTGTTATCACGATTTAAAAAATTCGTTTGATAGAGTGTTTGAAAGAACAAATCCTAGAAATGAAATGGAATTAAATGTATTGTTAGCGCAATTTTATAATATAGAAACTAGAAAAGAATATACGAAAACATTTGGCACAACTGTTATACAACAAGATTATATTGATAAAATATATGATAAAACATTAAACGAAGTTTGTAACAAATGGAAAAATAATTTAAAATATATTGAATTGCAACAAATTAAGGAAGAAGCAAAAAAACAAGAAGAAATAAATAAATCAACAGCTTTAAAAGTTTTACTTGGCTTTGTTTTCGCCGTTTTCCTTATTTGGGTTTTAATAAAATTCGCTTTGTTTGCTGGCATAATATTAGCGATTATAGTATTTTTAGTGATTCTTGGTTGCGCAATGAAATAATAATATATTTAAAAGAAGCTTTTTGCTTCTTTTTTGCGTTTCTTACCATTCCTATTTATTGGCATTTTAAACCTTTTTACGTCTTTGACAAGTACTTGTATTGATTGCAAAAATAAACCGTTTAAAACCAATTCTCGTGGCTCGTTTTTCTTTAATTTTTCAACATTTCCGTTGATTTGCTTTGTTCCTTTATATTTGTAAAATTCCTGTAAAATATTTCACCTTTTATTCTCCATTTTATTGACATTTTAGCAATAATATTTAAGTCAAAATCTTTTGCAGGCACCTTCAAAAAAACTCAACCTAAAATCTTTTTCCAGTGCCTTGTCAAAATTTTCTGATATGAAATCTTTTTCCAGTTAAAATCTTTTTCCAACTGTTTTCTTAATCAAAATCTCTTACTTTAATCTTTACTATGATTCTTTTTCCACTCTCGTTATATTACAAGTTTCCATAGTCGCATAGTGAACCTCAGCATCAAATAATCTTCTCAAAAGGAAATCTAAATCATCAACTATTAATCCTCTTCTGGTCCCTATTACTTTTCCTCTAACATCATCAAACATTATAGGTTTTGGCATTTTTAAATTCATTTCTTTGGCTCTATATTTTATATATTCCATTTGATGGTAACTAGAACATACTATTGGCATTTGTTTTTCTGCTGATAATTGAATTGCTTTTAATGTTTTTCCTTGTCCTCTTCTGCTGGTATATATTTCCATTTTTTTACTTTCCCTCTACTTTATAATCTTTTTTACTTAATTCTATTGTCTTTAAACTTTTTCCAGCCTTTATAGCTTCTATCATTGAGTTTATTTTTGTTATGTCTGTTTCACTTTTATGTTCTATTACTATTGGCGCACTTGCCTCAACTAGACCGTGTGCTGTCTTTCCTCTAAACATTGTTGTTATATTATCAACTTCTTTTAATTGTGCTGATGTTAGCATATTTTCTCTTATATAGTCATCTATCATCAGCATTACTTCTTGTTTTGCTTCATCTGGAGAAATCAAATATTGATTATATGTCGCAGTTGATATCCCAGCAAAAGCACAAAAGTTCTCTTTACTTGGTGGGTATTTAAATTTTTGATTTACTTTTACTAATGCTTCTCTATAATAATCAAACACTATTTGCATTTGCTCGGCGGTATATTTGGGTTGTTTTCCTATCAAATTATGTGGTCTTAATAATTCATTTATTTCAATACTGCTTAATCCTCCCACATCTTTTTTTAAACTTATTTCCTGTGTTAACGCTTGTAATCGTTTCTCCATATATTCCGGCAAATTGTTTTTAAATTCTTCTAATATTTGATTTTCCCCTGCACGCACAAGCTGTTCTTTTTTCTCTTGTTGTTGTTTTTCTACTTTCTTCTCTACTATTTTTCTTCCGCCTTTTTATTTCACCTCTTCTTTATATTTGCATTTCTTCTTGTTGCATCCTTTTTCCATTATATCTTTAGATTCCAAATAACACTTATGTAATATACAATATGCTACTGCTCTATGTCTCTCACTTATGCGACCATATAAGAACATTTCTTTGTCTTTAAATGTCTTTATTCCTCTTCTTATTGTTTTTCTAAAATTCATACTTTCCTCCTAGAATGGTAAGTCATCTCCATTGTATTCGAATGAAAAATCGTCTTTCTGTTTTTCTCTCTTAGGCTTACAATATCCGTCTTCTCCTTCTTGTAATATTTTAAACTCATTTATAAAATATTTATCATAATATTTATATTTCTCTTTTCCTTTTTCATTTAATTCATTTGTTTTAATTCTATAACAACTATTCCAACCATTTAGTACTTCTATTACTGTTCGATTTTTTAATAATACATCTTTTTTGAATTGAATTGTTTTAGACATAAATATATCTTTTTCTGTTCCGTCTTCTTGTAATTCTCTTCCCTTAATGTAGATTTTATATCTACCCTGTTCATCTTTATATATCGTTAGCTTACTCTTTTCTGCTCCTATATTAACACTCATTATTTATATCTCCTTCCAGAACATATCCTATTCCTCTTATGTTCTTAATTTTTATATATTTAAACACCTTTTGATTAAGCAAACTTACATGTTTTCTAATTGTTTTTTTGATGTATGTATCTAATTTGCAATTATAAAGCTTATTTGCAAACTCTTCAAAGCTCACTACTTTATCCCCTTTATTGTATAATATCTTTAATATTTCTCCTTGAGTTGCAGTTAAATATATCGTTTCCCCTTCTAATATTATTCTGTTAGATTCAAAATCTGTTCTCATTTGTACCTCCTCACATAAAATTTCTAATATCTTTTTTTCGTACTGCTATAAAGAAATTTCCTAAGTTAAAACTTATTACCTCGTCTTCGTCTATAACACTGAATTTCTTCTTTATTATAGTATCGTTCTTAATTATTACCATTTCTATTGTATCTTCTGTTCCCATAGATTAACCTCCATTTATTTGATTTCTTTTGCTCTATTTTCAAAATATAGTATTTACATCAGATTTAACTTGTTTTTTTAGTTCTTTATTTTCTTTCTCTAATTTCTCAAATATACTTTCGTAAACTTCTTCATTATGTACTTGTGTCTCTATTACACATTCTTGTCCTTTTATTTTGTATTTTAATTCTTCATTTTCTTTTTGTAGTTTAAAATAATTTTCATTATAAATTAAATGTCCATTTCCATTTTCAATTAATTCAATTGCTCTATTTTTGTCTATTTCATTAAAATTATTGTTTTCTATTCTTTCATATAATTTCATTGTTATTCCTCACTTTCTAATAATTCTAAAACTTCATTTCTACTTACATTAAAATTATCGCTTATAATACTTATTACAACTTCTTCGTCATACATATTAGACATATCTTCTTTTAAGCTGTTCATTTCTGTTCGTAGCTGTTCATTCTCTTTTAATACTCTTTTATATGCCGATAAAATATGCTGCATAGCATAAGCTACATTTTTACTTCCATCACAATGTTTTCCTAAAATTGTATTAAGTTCATTACAATTACAGTAATCTTTTTCTAATACTAGTTCTATATATGTATTTATTTTTGTTATATCTTCTTCTATACTATTTTCCAAATTAGCACCACCTAACCTTATTATTCGTTATAAAATAATGCGATTTACAGGGAATATTAAAATTTCCTATGCTTGGGCTTAAACTTAATTCCCCATCTCTAAAATTTAAAGCCCATCCATTCATTCCTAATGGAGTTACTGTTTTTTCTCCACACCCACACGCACATAAATGAACTGCTACTTGACATTCTAAGCATACATAAAGTATCCCTTGTTTTAATTTATGTGGTATTCTTTCAACTGATTTTATTTCAAATTCTTCTATACTATTTTCCACTACTCGTCCTCCTCTTCTAGTTCAATAACTTTTACTATTTTTGCTCCACATTTAGGGCAATAATTATAACTATTATCTTCTGGTGTTCCATATTCAAAATACCACTCTTCTTTACAATTACTACACTCATATATAATATAATCATAATCATCTTCTCGTATAAAATTACATTCTTCCACTTAAAACACCTCCCAATATCTTTTGTTTATTATTTCTATCTATTCCTACATAACAACCTGTGTTTTCTTCTTTTACATCTTTTCCTGGATATAAAATACACTTGTTATTTATATTGTTCATACAGTCTTTACATTTTATTAAATCTTCAAATAATTGCATTAAATCCACTCCTCTCCACACTTTTCACATTTATATACAATGTGGTCTATTTCCATATCTAAATATTCGCTTTTCATTCTTCCACCACATTCGGGACAATGTAAACTAAATATATCTTTAATTTTTTCTATTATTCTTTTTATTTTTTCTTTCACTTAAAATACCTCCTAATTCTTTCTTTAAAGCTTTAATATGTTCCTTACAATAATCTTTATTGTTTATTTTTGTTGCACACTCAGCACATAATTTTTTATCACAAGTAACTCTTTTTACTTTTCCTCGTCCTTCTAAATCAATGTTATAGCCTATATCGTAATCACATAATCTTGTAGCCTCTCTTTTGTAACATTCTTCACATATTATTTGAGGTAATTGTACTATTTTATCCATCCTAATTCCTCTACTTTCTTATTTATTGCTTGTAGTTCTTTGTTACCAAACCCCATAACTTGATGATTATTATCATTTAGATACGAGAATATTATTTTTCCTATTTTGGCAATTTGAATAGTATGTTCTATCCTATCTCCCATTATCCTATTTATGTATTGATATTTTATTTCTGTATCATTATCTATTACTTTTTTAAAACCTAATTCTTCAAACATCTCATCAGCTGTTTTCACTATGTATCACTCCTATCTAAATCATAAACTCTGTCCCTTTGCATACTTCTTAACATTGATGACAATATTACTTCTTTATCTGCTTTAAGTTCTTGCTTCCTTGCTGGTTTTATACAATATAGTTCTTTTAATCCATCTATTGGTTCTCTCCAAGAACTTGTTTTTTTGATACCAAAATCAAGTATTTCTTCTTTTTCTCTTGGCTCTAATCTATCTATTGCCACAAGAACACCTATTTCTGGTGGTATTTCATCTTCTACCTCTTTATACAATTTATATGGCATTACGAAGTAATTTTTATTTCCTATAAATGTTAATCTATTTTTACTATGAAAATCTTGTTTTGATTGTTTTATCTCATAGCAGTAAGTTTCTCTTTGACAGTTGTACATTATACAATCTACTATTTCTTTTCCATACCAGCCAATCGTACATTCAAAAACATAAAACTCATTTCTTATATTAAAACGATTTGCTAATAATTGTTCTAGTCTTTTTGTAGTTTCTGTTTTCATATCTTATTTACTCCTTTACCACTAAATTTGCTTTGATTAGGTCGTATAATATTTCAATCTCTATTTCATTTAATTGATATTCTATTGCTTTACAAGGGTTTATTCCATCATCTTGCAATATTTTTCTATCTTCTCCTATAAATAAATCGCAAATACAATAATAATATTTACCATCATCTATATTCTGATATTTTATAAACCCATAATTTTCAAGTTCTTTTAAATCTACATCATCTCTTATTTTAAACATATCTATTCTCCTCCTAATAACTCTGGATTATCGTATATATTGCCTATTACTTCTAATGCATTTGCCCAATCATTTAATTTTTCTTCTTCATAAGTTCCATTTTCATATAAAATAGAAAAGTAAAAACTAGCTTCTTCTTCATTCCAAGTTATTTCTCCCATTACTTCATCTTCTTTATCTACAACTATATCTCCCTCATATATTTCTTTTCCGTTTTTATCTTTTAGTCCGAGTGAATTGTCCTAGTGTTTCTATGTCTACTTCTTCTTCTCCTATGCCGTCCTAAATAGCTATCATCTTTCCAGCTTATAAATGGTACATATTCATCTGCACAATTAAAATCAAAAAATAAATAACCATATACCCATTCTCCGATTATCTATTCTTTTTCCTCTAAATTTTATCTCTCTATTCATCTTCTCCTCCTACTTCTCAATATCACTTATTCCTAAATAATCTAGCATATCTGTATAACATTCTTTGCACATATTACATAATTTTCGTGGAGAGTTTCCATTTTTTGCGACTGAAACAGTTATTCTGTCTAATGTAAAATTTCCACATCTTACACAAAATTTTTTATTGTTGCTTTGTATATTAAACATAAATTGCTCAAATTCTTTTTTGTTCATGTTCTTTATATCTTCAAAATTCATCTTCTCCTCCTACTTTATAGCAATTAGCCATATAGCTTTCTTTGGTCTGCACTTCTATCTCACTCATACTTCTTCTCTCTCCTTTCTTAACATATACACAGTGTCCTTTAATGATTCTATTTCTATGTCTTTATTCTTTAACTCCTCTGATTTATCCCCTGCTAATATTCCACATACATACCCTATCATGAAACATACTATTACTATTATCACTACTCTTATACACTCACTTATTTTATATATTCTCTTATCATATATTTTCATGTTTCTCTCCTTTATTCTTTTTTCTATTTATATTTTGGTGGGCGACCTCTTGCTATTTTGTTTGTTATGAGACTTAATTCATCGGCTTTAAAACATTCTTTGTAACCATATATCATTTCTTTGTATAGATACATATTCTTGTTGCATTGCTGTATCAATATGTACTCATGTCCATCTTTACTTATTATCTTCGGTATTCTCATATTCTTTTATCTTTCTCCCAGAATAATATTCGTTGTACATTTGCATCCAATCATCTAGCCTCATTGTTACCAACCAATCTTTTCTATTTTTTCTGTGAAATACTGTAGGGAATTTATTGTCTTTTGTATCTCTTACTGCTTGTTCAATTGCTTCATCTATATTTAACCTTTCAACTCTTTTGCTTTCAATGTGTATATAATCAAGTCCTACTACATCATCTGCTTGTCCTGTATTTCCACAAAACTGTTGTGTCCTTCTACAGTTATAACCATATTCTTTTAATTTATTTGCCAATTCTCTTTCTCCTGCACTTCCGTTTCTTTTTACTGTTTATTGCCATTTTTCTTTAGCTCCTCTCTTAATTTTTCTTGCCAGTTTTCAACTCCTGATACAAAGCCTTTACATCTCATTACTGGCTTATAATTTTCGTTTTCTTGTTTGTTACAACCCATACAATAGTAGCAAAGCGTATTACTCTCTATTTGTTTCATAGGCTAGTCCTCTGGCATTTCAAAAACTGCTGTTTCTTGTAATACATTGGTATATCCATCACATTCAGCTGTTCTATAATATCTATAAGATTTTATTATTTCTTGTAATACTTCTTTTGCTCTTTCTTCTATTTCGTATTTGCCTAAAATTTGTAATTCTTGCTTTGTAATCCATTTTTGCCATTTTCCACATTTGCCACAATACAAGCCTCTTCTATTTCCTTGTATTTCTACAAATAGTTTTTCACTATCACATTTACTACATTTATCTTGCATAATTGCCTCCTAATCAATTCTTGGAATATGTTGATAATTTATTGCTTCAAATCCTGCTTGTGTTCTCTCATATACTGCTACTGTTTTGCCCGTGTATTCGCATTTCTTTTTATCTACTGCTTTTACATATCCCATTTTTTCTAATTCTGTTAGCCTTGGTGCTGTATAATTTCTTTCTGTACTTGGTATAAATCTTAAATCAAATAATTCTACTGCTAATTCCTTTGCCGTTTTAGGCTTGTTTAATCTATTTAAGATTTGTATATATCTTATTTTTGTTTTATCTTGTATGTCATTAAAACTCATTTGCCTTGTTTCTGTTGTAATCATTTGTTTATCACTCTCCTATCTGTTTTACGCTCATTCTATCTGCAAGTTGTTTTGTAAAATCTTGCATTTGTTGAGGTAATAGTTTTTGTCCTCTTTCTCTGTTTATCAATACTTCATATTGTTTTAAAAACTGCCCTTTTGTAACTGTGTTTATTGTTTCCATGTCCACCATTGCTAATTGTTTTACTTGATTTACACTTCCAAAAAATCTCTTAACTTCTGGGCTATAATTATTAAATTGTTCCTCGGTCATATAAAGACCATTGCTTATCATTCCAATTGCTTCGTTCCATGCCTCTATTCCTGTTTTCTTTGTTGTTGGATTGATTAGCTCTATTGCATTTTTTCTTACTTCATGTATTGTTGGTGGGTAAGGGCTTTCTATTATTGTTTTCTTTACAGCTTGTAAAACTAAGTTATAATCTAAATCCCCTAAACACTCTTGCCATGTATTTAACATCATCTCTCTTTGTGTTTGTGATTTATTAGCAATATCTTCATAATTACCAGCCAAAAGTGTTATTATTTGCACCATTTCGCTCTTCTTCATCTTTTGCCTCCTTCCATAAATCTTTAAATCCATCTAATTTATCTCTTTTCTTTTGACTATATTTGCCCTCTAATATTGCAGTTGCTTTATCAGTTCTCATAAGAAAATCAAAATCAGCTTTCCAATTTCTGTCGTTATTTCCTATTAGAAACTCACTAACATTTGCTATCTTGCATATTTCTTCAAATTGTTCTATTGAAAAATCTTTTAAGAAATTATCAATAGACTTATTTCTTTTTTCGGTTAATTTTTGAACCTGAGGCAAATTAGCACAATAGGTGTTGTAAATTTCGACTATTTTATTTCTATTCTCTTCTTTTATATTCCTATTATCTTCTATTCTTTTCTTATTCTTATTAGGAGCGATAGTTCGTCGATTATTCGTCGAATGTTCGTCGAATAATAATTCCATTGTATTTTCATTATATTCTGGTATCTTACTTTGACTTGGTCTATCTATTTTTTGAAATGTATCCCAACTTAAAAGGCTATAATAACTACTTCCGTCACAAGAATATAAAACTACGGACATATTAGAGCTTATCTCTGATAAGGTTTTATCTATATCGGCACTTCTTATATTTTCCTCATAAGGGAATAATGTAGACTTTAAATATACAGGATTACACCTTCCTCTACCTTCATCATCAGCAAGCGAGAATAAACCAATAAATACAATTTTAGCTAAAGTAGATAATTTTCCAAAATCTTCACTTTGCCATATACTAGGATCTATCATTCTCTTTCTTGCCATTTAACTTCTCCTTTCGTAAAAATAAGGGCTAAAACTTATGTCTAGCCCTTGTTGTTATAATCCTAATTCTTTTAATGTGTATTCTTTATTTTCTTTCATTCCTTTGTACATTGTACCTTTTTCAAAATATGGTAATATGGTAGGTTCATCTTCTTTTATATATATTTTTATGAACTCTCTAGAGTATGAAACTTTTTCTATAGCTTTTACGTTGTCTCTAAAAGGTTTAATTACGTTTGATAAATATCTCTTTTCTGTCTCGTCTAGTATTTCTTCTTCTCTTTCAAATAGTGTCTCATATTTTACTGGTCTTTCTACTTTTACAATACTTACGTCATCATTAAAGTATTTTAATTGTGCATCAATGCTGTTAAACCCATATTGTGAAGTCTTATCAACAAATATAACTTGTCCATTCTTTAATGTGCATTTATCTCCGTCTTTTAAATCTGATTTTGTGAATGTTTTTTCTACTTCATAAGTGGTATATTGATCACCATTTTTTTTACTTATTATTTTTACTTTATCTCCAACTCTAAATTCCATTTTCATTCCTCCTAATTTTTATAAATAATTTTTATCAAATACTTGTATAAAGTTTTCTGACTTGTAATGCTTTTTGAACTCTTTTTGTGCGACTTTATGCAATTTATCCTGTAAAGTTTTATCATTTGTCACTATTTCGTGACATTTTCGGCAAATTGGTATTACTAATCCATACTTCATACTAACTTGTCTATTTTTACCTTCTATTAGTTCGTGAAAGTCTTGTTTCTTACTTCCACATAAATAACAATGTTCTAAGTCTTTTGTTATTATGCTAAATCTGCTTTTCTCTAGCTTTGCTAACTTCTTGCTTTTCTTTTTAATTGTTGTAACTTCTTTTTTCTTTTCTGCCTTTTTTTTAGGTACTGGATTAAAACTGTTTGATAAATCTGTTACTATCATTTTTTTACCTCTTTATGGGGCCTTTTGTGGCACTAGCTTAATTTATAGCCGTTGCTATCTAGTGCCACAATCCCACTGTTTTAATAAACTATCTATTTCTGCTTGTGGCTTCGTCTCTATTCCTACAGCTTTGCAATCTTGAACTAGATTATCTATTAATCTACTCATCTGCTTGCTATTGTACGAACTCGAGCCATAATATGCATTTATAATTTTAAATTCTGTATCTCCTATGTATGTTGTATCTACTATTTCACAAAACCAAGCTATTCCTCTATCAGTCCATATTTTTTCAAAGGTCTTTATATCTTGTGTCATTATCTTAAATTGCTTAAATATTCCTAATTCTTTTACTCTGCGTTTGTAATCTTCTATTGTGTCTATGTCTTTATAATCGCAAACCTCTTGAAGCAATTTCCAAAAGTATTTATTTGCGTCGAGGCTACGAGGTTTACGATATTTTTTTAGCTCGATATTTAGCTTATTTTCGTTTTTTAGTTCTTCTACTATACTTAACTCATTTGTATCTAATAAAAGGCTTATTTTAGGTTTTCGTGTATTGAAATCTATACTTATATCATTAATTATTCCGTGTAGTTTGCATTTGGAAAAACTCCTTTCTTCAAACATTCACTTAATATTTGTAACCTAGGTAGATACTCATTATTTATAAATTGTTCATCATATTCTACTTTATTAAATTTGATCCTATCTATATCTATCGCATTAAAGTAATTGTTGTAGTCATCTTCATTTAGTGCATATGCGACTATGTATAAATTTCTGGTATTGTACGCATACATCTCAACCTGTGCTTGTCTCCAGTATTGTTTTGATACTTTAAATTCTTTTTCTATTTTGTGTGTCTTAACTTCATAAATACAGTCTTCCGAATTTCCATCTAAATTTACTCTTAGTCTGTCAATTATTATTTGTTTATCCATCTCTAAATCTGGAATATTCAATGCTTGCAGTATTTTGTGTTCATAATTATTTCCTGCTTTTGTAGCTTCCGTTGAAAAGTTGTTTTGACTTAAACCTAATTTTATTAACCACCAATTTTCGAATGTTTTCGTGTTCCAATTTCCTACAACCATACTTGTATCTGAAGCTCCTATGTAATAACTCCTATCTTGACTTTGTATCAATGTTTGCTAAATCTCTTTCAAAATTACTTAAAGTATCAAAGTACGTAAATACCGCCTTTACTTCATCTTCTGTCTTGTGAAGCCTTTCTGCAATTTCTTTTACTGATAATCCTTCTTTTAATTTTTGAGTATAAATTTGTTGACATCTTTCTTTTATTTTAAATATGTCATGTCTTGACAAATCATCTTCCCAGCTATTCTTTGAATCTTTTAATTCTTCTTTCAACCATAAATCAAATCCTAAACCTGTTCTTATTGCAACGCCTTTAACAAACAATCTTGTTTGGCAATTCCATAATCTTTGTTGACTCATTGAATTGTCTTTTACTGGATTTGAACCATTTGTAACAGGTCCTCTTTGAATAAACTCTAAATCATCTATTACAATTTTCACTGCAGTTTCGTACACCCTGTTTATATTTCCTTTGCTGTCTTCAAATTCTTTTTCTGTCATATATAAGCTACTTCCTGTAAATTCATTTACAACAGGCTCAAAATATACTATTCCTGCACCATTTTCGTGCAATAAATCAACAACTTTTGCCCAGTTCAAATAATCTGCTCCATCTCTTTGTTCTATCCACTTACTTACATCGACTTTTCTTAACTCATCATAATTCTTTATCATCTTTCTTCCTCCTTCATTTTTTTTATTTTATTTCTTAATTCATCAGCATATTTATAGTCTCTACTGCTCCACGTATCTTGCATTTCTAACATAAAATATTTTTCTTCTAATTCTTCTAATGTTTCTGACATTTTTTCAATTACTCCTCTTGCTTTTTTTTATATTCTGTGCTATTATTTATTTAGTTATGTTTAATTAATAAGTTTATTTTGTACTATTTGTTTGAACTTTTTTCTCAGATAGTACATTTTTTATTTTTTCAAAAGTAATGAAATAGTTTTCTTTGCTTTCTTCTGATTTTTTTATAATGTCTTCTATTTCTTTTATCTTCCTTGCAAAAAATGTTGCTCTTATTTCTGCTATTTCCTTATTTTTAAGCTTGTCCTTATTGTCTTTAAGCTCTTTTTGTAGTTCATCTATAGTTGTTATTAACTCGTAATCTTGTCCAAAGCCTGTAACTATCATTACAATAATTGCTATAATAAAACCCAGAATTATACCTATAAATACTTGCATCTCTCTTCCCTCCTTTACTTTTAAATTTGTTTTTTATATAATTACCTCTAAGAAATTAAAACAAATGCCTGACGGTTCTTATCAGTTTGAGATTTAATAATCATATTTTTACTGGTTATTAAACAATATTTGTGGTTAATGTATACTTTTACATTACCACTATTTTTTTGAATTTCTTCCACCCTCTTTCCCTCCTTTCTATCTCAATATTCTATTTAGCTTTCTATCTAACTTGTTTAAGCTCTTCCATATTTCTTGATATAGATTAATTTTGAAAATCTTATATACTATAACTTCTACAGATATTGCTAATATGAGTGTTCCTATTAATTCTGCTACTACTACCATACTGCATAAAAATAAATCTACTAAATAACTTATCATTTGTTACACCTTCTTTCTTTATCTTGAATATATACTTTCTAAATATTTTTCTATTACCTCTTTTGTTTTTTGCTTTTGCTCTTCTGTTAATGGATTTACCACATTTACTTTTAATTCTTTTTCCAT